CGGCACGCGCAAGCTGCGCATCAGCGGTCCCGGCGGGTTCGACCCGCACCCGGGCGCGGTGCGCTCGGGCGGGCACAGCGGCTACCAGGCGGTGCACATCGCGATCCATGGCGGCGCGCGCCGCATCTTGCTGTGCGGCTTCGACATGCACGGCACGCACTGGCACGGTCCGCACGTCGAGCCCCTGCGCAACACCGCGCCCGGCACCTACGGGCGCTGGGTCGAGCGCTTCGCCGAGCTGCAGGAACCCGCGCGCGAGCGCGGCATCGAGATCCTGAACTGCACGCCGGGCAGCGCGCTCAAGTGCTTCCCGATGGTCGACCTGGTCGACGCGCTGGCCGAGCGAACATGCGCCGCGCGCTGAACCTGCTGCGCGAGTCGCTCCATTACCGGCGCGGGGCATTCGACGCGGGCCTGCAGGCGAACGGGTTTCGCCTGGCGTACCACCTTCCCGATCCCGGCCCGGGCGACCTGCTGCTGATCTGGAATCGGCACGGCGGCGACCACGAGACGGCGCTGCAGTTCGAGGCGGCTGGCGCTCGAGTGCTGGTGGCCGAGAACGGCTACCTGGGCAAGAGCTGGCTCGGCGGCAAGTGGTTCGCGCTCGCCTGGAGCCACCACAACGGCGCGGGCACCTGGCCCGATGGCGGCCCGCAGCGCTGGGAAGCCCTCGGCGTGGAGCTGGCCCCGTGGAGGCTCGACGGCAACGTAAACCTGGTCTTCGAGCAGCGCGGCATCGGCGAGCCCGGCGTCGCGTCGCCGCGGGGCTGGGCGGGCCGGGTCGCGACGCGCGTGCATGGCCGCATCCGGTGGCACCCGGGCGCCGCGGCGCCGGCGGTCAAGCTCGAAGATGAGCTGGCCGACGTCTGGCAATGTTTCACGTGGAATAGTGGAGCAGCGCTGCTCGCGCTGATGCGCGGCGTGCCGGTGTTCTACGACTGCCCGACCTGGATTGGCGCGGGCGCCGCGCTGCCGCTGTCTGAATTCGGCAAGCAGGAGCCGCGGCGCGACGACGCGGCGCGCTTGGCAATGTTTTGCCGAATGGCCTGGGCGCAGTGGTCGCTCGACGAGATCCGCAGCGGCGAGGCGCTCGACAGGCTGCTGCGATGAATTTCTCCCGTCTTCTCTTCACCGGGCGGGGAACCTCCGGCAGCTGGACCATTCGCGGCGAGCAGCTCGGCCATGCGCTGGGCGCGAACGTGATTCCCGATGCGCGGCACCTCGGGCGCTTTGACCTGGCGGTGCTGGTCAAGCGCTGGACGCCTGACCTGCTGGCCAGCCTGCGGGCGGCCAAGATGCCGATCGTCTGGGACATCGTCGACAGCTGGCCGCAGCCGCTGGGCAACACCTGGGACAAGTCGGCCTGCCTGACGTGGCTGCGCCTGCAGGTCAAGCACATCCGGCCGATTGCGCTCGTCGCGCCGACCGAGGCGATGGGGCTCGACTGCCAGGAGTTCGGGCTTCCCGTGCTCGTGCTGCCGCACCACGCCCGGCCTGGCCAGCGCGTGAACCCGATCCGCGAGCGCGTGCGAGCCGTGGGCTATCAGGGCGGCCTGCAGTACCTGGGCTCGTGGGCGGCCGGGCTCGAAGCGACGTGCCGCGCGCGCGGCTGGCACTTCGTGGTCAACCCGGTCGAGCTGGCCGAGCTGGACATCGTGGTGGCCGTGCGCGAGCAGATGGGCTATGCGCCGCGGACCTGGAAGTCCGGCGTGAAGGCGGCCAATGCCCAGGGAAGCGGGACGCCCTGTGTCCTGAACCGGGAGATGGGCTACATCGAGAACGCGTGCGGCGCCGAGCGCTGGGCAGACACGCCCGCCGAAATGGACGCCGCGCTCGACTCGCTCATCGAACAAGACACCCGCCAGCGCATCGCCGGCCAGCTGTTGCGGGCGGCGCCGCGCCTGGACGACATCGCGAGGGCCTACTCGACGTGGCTCAGCGGACTGTCGAAATCCTGAGCGTCAAGCCGCCGTCGCCGGCGGCCGTGCCGATGCTCGACGCGCTCAGGAAGGCGGCGATCCAGTGCGGCGACGCGGTCCGGCAGACCAGCCGCTACGAGGGTCGAAGCGACTGGCTCGTTCTGTTCGGCGTGGGCTACGGCGCGCACAACGATGCGCGCAATCGGCAGCTGCTTCGCGGCGGCCATGCGGCGCTGCTCGATCTGGGCTACTTCGGCAAGTCGAAGAACGGGCTGGGCTACACGCGCGTCTCGGTCGACCAGGACCACCCGCAGCACCTGCTCGATCGCGCGCCGGACGACGCGACGCGCTGGGCGCGCCACGGCCTGGCGCTGCGCGACGAGGCCGACCCGGCCGGGCCGATCGTGCTGGTGGGGCTCGGGCGCAAGTCGCGCGAGTACCTCAAGGCCGGCGACTGGGAGGGACGCAAGCTGGCCGAGCTGCAGGAGCGGTTTCCTGGGCGCCGGATCCTCCATCGCCCGAAGCCCAAGCAGGAGTTCGTGAGGCTGAGCTGCGACCGCGACGTCACGACGCCGATCGCGCAGCTGCTGCGCGGCGCCTCGCTGGTGGTCTGCAGGCATTCGAACGTGGCGATCGACGCCGCCCTCGCGGGTGTGCCCATCGAGGTCGAGGACGGCGCGGCGCAGTGGCTGGCCGCGCGCGAGTTCACGCACGCCAATCGGCTGGACTTCCTGCAGCGCGTCTCGTGGTTTCAGTGGCAGCCGAGCGAAGCGCCGGAGGCCTGGCAATTTCTCAGGGGGCTTGGATGAGGCTGAAATTGAACGTCTGCTGCGGCGGGCGTGTGCTGGCGGGCTGGACGAACATCGACATCGTCGCGAGCGAAGGCGCGCTGGCGCCCGACATCCTGTGCGACGCGTTGAAGGTGCCCCTGCCCGACGCGTGCGCAGTGGAGATCATGTGCATCCACGGGTTCGAGCACTTCCACCGCTGGGACTGCGACGCGCTGCTCGACGAGTGGAAGCGCATGCTGCTGCCTGGCGGCCTGCTGGTGCTGGAGCTGCCCAACCTGGCCAAGTGCTGCGAGAACATCCTCAACGGCTTCACGGGCTCGGGCAAGCACCCCGACCAGGCGGGGATGTGGGGCCTGTACGGCGATCCGCGCACGCGCGACCCGTTCATGTGCCACCGCTGGGGCTGGACGCCTGATTCGCTGCGCGCGATCTTGGCCGAACACGGGTTCGAGAAGATCCGCGAGGAGCCCACGCAGCACCATCCGGCCGGGCGCCTGCACCGCGACATGCGCATCGTCGCGCGCCTGCCCTGAGCGCTCGCATGCTGCACGTCTTTTTCGGCCACGACGAGCGCGCGGAGGCCGGGACCACTGCGTTCATGCACTCGGTGATCGCGCGCGCGACGCAGCCGCTGGCGCTGACGCCGATCACGCGCCTGGCCACGGCCGGCGTCAAGCAGGGCAGCAACGCGTTCACGTTCCGGCGCTTCCTGGTGCCGTGGATGCTCAACTACCGCGGCTGGGCCGTGTTCGTCGATGGAGCCGACATGCTGTGCCGCGCCGACATCAGCGAGCTGTTCGACCTGGTCTATCACAACGACGCGGTGCGGGTGGTCAAGCACGCCTACCGCACGCGGCACCCGCGCAAGTACCTCGGGACGGCGATGGAGTGCGACAACCCGGACTATGAGCGCAAGCAGTGGGCCAGCGTGATGCTCATCAACTGCTCGCACTACGCCTGGCGCCACGTGACGCCCGAGTTCGTGGCCGAGTCGAATCCGCTGGACCTGCTGCAGCTGCGGTTCATCCCGGCCGAGCGCATCGGCTCGTTGCCCAAGGAGTGGAACTGGCTCTGCGACGAGGACGGCGAGAACGCTGACGCCAAGCTGCTGCACTTCACCGCGGGCATCCCGGCGTTCCCCGAGCACGCGCGCGCGCCGATGGCCGACGAGTGGCGCGCGGCGCTGCGCGCCTCGTCCACCGCAACAGGCTGAAAGCCATGAGCAACCCCAAGACCATCACCTACCCGACCACCGAGCAGATCACGCTCGAAGAGGCGCACCTGCACCTGCGGCTGGACGTCTACGACAGCCCGCCGGTGCACCCCGACGACCCGCTGATCCTGGGGCAGATCACGGCCGCGCGCGAATGGGTCGAGAAGTTCACCGGCCGCTGCGTCTGCCCGCGCGTGCTGGAGCTGGCGCTCGATGGCTTCCCGCACCATGAGCGCGGCCGGCATCGCTTCACGGGCTGGCTGGCCCATGCGTACCACCTCTTCGACGGCGGCTGCGCGATGCCCATCCGGCTTCCGGGCGGTCCGGTCGTCGCCCTGCAGAGCGTCACCTACGTGGACGCCGCGGGCGTCGAGCAGACCCTGAGCGACGTCCAGTTCGACACCCACGAGGAGCCCGCGCGCGTCCTGCCGGCGGTCGGCGCGACCTGGCCGGCGGCCCAGCAGCAGATGGCGGCCGTGCGCGTGCGCTACGCCGCCGGCTACAGCGCACCGGGCGACTCGCCCAACCCGGCCCCGCTGCCCGTGCCGATCAAGATGGCGATGCTGCTGGTGCTCGGGCACCTGTACGAAAACCGCGAGAACAGCACTGACGTCGCGCTGACCGAGGTGCCGCTGGGCGCCGTCGCGCTTCTGCGGCCCTACCGGCTCGAATCGGCGATGGCGTGAGGCCGCCGGCGCTCCATCAGCAGCCTCTACGCGCCGGCCGCGGCGGTAGGCAAGGGCAATCGATCGGGTTTTCCGATCCTCGCGGCCCGGTGGTAGGCGGCGACTAGGCAATTCGTCTGGCCTATGCGTGCACGGGGCACCGTAGGCGGTGCCAATCGGTTGATTTCAGCTAAGTCCGCGGGTTGGCGGTAGGCGAAATCTGTCGATGAATTGCTGCTATATGCACCGACTCGAATTAGACCGGAGTAATCGGCTCCGGCGGCGAGGGCGCAAAAATAATATCTATCCTCGACGACTCGAATTAGTTCACGCCAAAAATATCGGTGCGCGGAGTTAATAGAACTCAGCTTTTGCACAATATTTAAGCGGGGCACTTCTAAGCTATTGATTTGATTGAGAAAAACGTCTTCGATAGCTGGGTTTTCGCGAAGTGGGTAAGGGGGTTGTGGGGCGAAGTCGAAAAATCGCCTGGCGAGCCTTTACGCGCGTTTTGGAGGGATGGTGTTTCGCACAGTAGTTCGCCGGCGCACGTCGTGCAATTAATTGAAATCTTGAGCGGAGTGACTTGACAATGACCCGATTTCGTTGGCGGTTTGCGCGAGTGGGGTCGGCATGAGAGCCGGCCAGCTCAACGCCCGCCTGGTGGTCGAGCGCCCCGGGGTGTCGCGCGACGACATGGGCTCCGAGCTGATCACGTGGGTGAAGGTCGCCACCGTCTGGGCGCACATCGCGCCGATCGTTCCCG